ATTCCAGTATGTCTCTGAGGTTGCCGGATGTTTGACATCGTTGGACGGTCACCATTCACATTTATGACGTTTGGACGCTGCACAGTCGCTTGAAGGCAGACTGCTCGACCCAAGTTCCCTTGTGTTCTGCGAACCATCTGCAACTGATGATGTCGGCCTGCTTGACTCAATTGTGTTCCCATTAGATCACAGTAACGGTTTAAATACCAGTATCGCTGAGGGAAATGGTGCGGAGTTCTTTTGGTCATCGAACTTGAGTCGTCCTTTAATGAACCGAATCTCATCTGCGTTCATGGCGTAATCATGCCACCACCGTGTATCAGTCCTGCTTGGAATGAGGAATACGGACAGTTTGCCTTTGCTTTGTTCTTGTCTTGCTTTTGCCAACCAAAGACCAATGACGTTTCCGTAAGGAGGATTAACAAAATTGGTTTTTCCCCATTCAACGGTAAGACCGTCAAATTGCGGGTCTGGTGGACACGGGTCAAAGTCAAAGTGGAACTCATTGTGTAAGGCTGAGTAAGTGTCTTTCGGGGTTTTCCAATTGTCCCTGACTGCCATGAAATGAACGCTCATGGCTTGCGGAACCCCTGAAGGATTGCAAGACCGATACTTAACACAAGGATGTACCAGCCGACCTTAATCATCGAACTGTTCCCATTCTTGGTACGCCTGGCTTCCACATTTGACAGCCTTGCGGTAGCAGCTGCGGGAACTCTGGCAAGTCAGTTAACGGGTACAGACGGTAGTCCTTAATCGTGAAACAATCAGGGAATATCTCGTCGTTGTTCGCTATTACTTCTCGACCTGTGATCCATCCTTCGATGAGGACGCGGTTCTCTCGAATTTTGCAGAAGATGAAGTTGTGATCAGCGTTGTCCCTCGTCCGTACCTTGATGGTGGTGTCTGGGTTTTCGGTTGACCGGACTTGATAGTTGAGTACGTCAAATCCATTGTCTTCTTGTTCCCAATTCCATTCCACGCTAAGTAGTTTGGCAACGGCATATTCGCCAATGGCCCCGAAGACATCTGTCTGGAACCAGTTCTGTTCGTGGTATTTGCGTTCAGGTTGGTTTGGTCTTTGTGCTTTGCTTATGGCCAGCAGACGGCGGTTGACGCCCCCGTGCGCAGCGATTTGCATGTCAGCGTCTGACAGGACTACGCGCACAGGTGTTCTCATACGACACGACCTTTGCGTCCGAGGCGGTCTGCAATCAGGTCAATGTCTCGTGGTCGCCACAGGTGGTATTCAATGCCTGCGTTGATGAGGCACCGCGCATACTTTTCCTGTTCGGCTGACAGTTTGCCGTCAGAGGTTTTAAGTTCGCAGAAGATAACCCCCCTGGAAGGCACAGATGTTGAGACGAGAACTAGATCGGGGAATCCTGCACCGTCTGAACGCCAGACGCCAGGTCGAGGCGATGAGGGCGACGCATGGAAGACCAGCCATTGCTGCATCCGCGCAACCTTGATGACTTGGTCTTGGAATATCTTTTCGGAGACGGTCATTGTTTGTCTTTTCCCAACAGGAATCCGCACATGAACAGACTGACGCACATAATTACGAGGGTCAGCGTGTCAGCCACTAGAACGCTTCTTCAGGTTCTTCTTTTTGCAGTTCTGCAACGCCTGACTTCAGGCTGTCAATGTATTGCGACGCTTCGCGCTTAGTCCAGCCCTGAATGCCTGACGGGACTGTGCGTCCCATTGATTTGCATACGGCGCGGATCATGTTCAGCTGCTTTTCTGACGCAAGGTTTGACGGCTCGGTGATTGTGACGTCACCGGACATTCTCTGCACCTTCTGCATCTCTTCACGGCTTGGTCGTTTTGTCCAGTCGGTGCTAGAGGCAAAGTCACAGTCAGCAAGTGCGCGTCCAATGGCTGACGTACATGCATTCTCGACGTGCGAAGTTTTGTTCACGTTATTTGACCCGCGTATTTCTTCAGCAAAGTCGGTTGCAATGGGGCGGTCATCTTCTCTGTCAACATAGATGTCGGCCTGGACAACAACTCGGTCTCCCTCAATAGTGACAAGTTTTGTAATGACGCGCCCTTCAGGATGCGTAGCCCAGAAACGCGCAAGACGCGAGGCAACTGGTTCGTAGTCTTCGATGCTCACGACGGGTTCTCAACAATCCATTCAATGACTTGGCGCACTTCGTCCTGGTTTGAACTGTAAATATCCCTAAGCAATGCAGGTTGGTTAGTTGGATGGCGTAGGCGTTCTGCTGCTTTACGCATCGTCATAATTAAAGCGATTGCCTGACTAACTGTTGAGCCTTCGTCGAAACGCATCTCTCCGTCAAGTTTGACTGACAGATTCATAAGACGCGCAATGATTTCGTCGGTGGTTAATTCCATGATGTTTCCCTCATCTTTCGTTACGACCCTGAAGTCGCTTTCCAATGTCCGAGACCGCCATTGTCGTAGAGGTATCGAGCGACCCGAACATTACACGACGGATCTTGTAGTGCGCGGATCACATTCTGTTTCTTACAGACTGCCCGTGTCACAGTTGCCCAGGAGCCTTGTATCTGCATAAGACCGACATCGGGTCGTCCAGTACTTTTGCGGACTGGCGACGTGACCGTTGGGGTGCATCTAGATTCGCGGTACATAATCCTCGAGAGGGTTGGCACAACCTTTGCGGGGAAATGCTTGCGTAGTAGCGGTTCCCATTGTGGACAGGATTGTGCAGCTGCTGACGCGGGTGCGGGGATGGATAATGCGGTGATGAGGGCTAGTGCCATAATTCTCTTAATCAACCTTTTCAACTTCTGTAATCGAAGCAAACGTCATCCAGGGAGCCTGCCTTCTGGCGACTGTGACTTTGACGATTTCTTCTGTTGCCGGATCTGTGAAGATCTGAACGAGGGTTAGTTTGTCTTTTGACCATAACGGATACCAGCCGTATGTGGGGAGCATTATTTGCGCCAGTAGCGGTTAATGACTTTGAAGTAAGCCCAACTAACAAGCCAGCCGTATGTGAAGTAGATGAGTTTGTCTTGGTGTTGCATAGCGGTTTCCCTTCGCTGTTGTGTTCTGTTGTTGTAACACAGACAAGCGTCGGAATGGCGGATTCGACCTGGGAACCAATGAGGGAAACGCAAAGAGTTCCCAGGTCTAGCGCGGAAAGGGTGATTTTTCCGTGCGACTTATGGTTTTGGCAAGGATCTCCATGCGGTTTCAAATGCCTCTGCCGTCATGTCCTTTGAGAGTTCAAAATGTAGCCAGCCATTTCCAGGGCCAGCATTATCTGTTGCGGTGTAGACCTTGACGCCTTTCATACCTTCACCACGACTGCAGCGATACCCAACTCCATGCGTCGTGCCTGGTTTCGAGTACCAATGCAGCTCCTGAAGACACAGGCGTTGTGAATGTTCAACTTTGACGCCGTCAATGACGCTAGAGCCGAGAAACCATTCAAAGATAATTTTGGCTTGCGCTTCGTCCTTGTATTTTTGGTCGCATGCAAATCCGGTCGCATGAACCGACAAGCCTTTGCCCGATCGCATTGGACGATTGACATACGCGCCAAGCGAAGTTGTACCCCATCTTCTTGACATAAGTTCAATAAATTTTGCCGTGATTGGCTGCGTTTTTTTGCCGTCCCATGATGGCCAGTACGGATACACGCGGTTTGTCATGGTGCAGGCGGTTCTTTTGGTTTATCGCGCAAACCATTACCTGCCAATACGCCCAGCAAACCGCCGGTCAAAGTGGCAAGCATTGGAGACAATACGGCCCAGGCCGATTTGTCATTGTCGCTGACCTCGAGAGGCTGCGTCACAAATAACAAGCCAAATAGCAATGCCAGTATTGACAGAACAAAAGCAAGCGTCAATCCAATTGCAACAACCAATACAAGTCGTGCCTTGATTTCTTCGTTGCTTAGTCTGTTTTCAGGTTTCATGTGCATTTTCCTCCGGTGCCGTAAAGCGGTGCAATTGTTGTTTCAATTGTTTCGGTTACTCCGCGCAATGCTTTGTTTTTTGTGGGCCGACAGTTTAGACGTTCACGGTCTGCACAGGCGGTTAGCGACCCCAAAATCACCAAGAGAATCAGGGTTTTTCGCATTATGCCGCTGCCGCTGTTGCTGCTTCGTAAAAAAAGAAACCGCTTACACGGTCTTGAGTTTCAACTCCAACTGGTGCTGCAGCACCCAATGCTGCTATTTGCCCATTAAATGTTCCCCAATAATACGCAATTAATGTTGTTGCGCTGTTGAAGTTAAATTTGAGCATTGTGTCTGTTCCGAGACTGTTGTCACCAAAAGTTCCGGTTCCGACGTTGTATTGCCAGAACGCCCCTGATGTTCGTGCACTCGCTACTGGTAAAGAAATTAAATAGTTTCCTGTGCCGACAGTAATGCCTGAAGTGCCAAATTGGATATTGAAGTATCCATAGACAAATTTGTTTATTTGGACATATTCGCCTGTTGCAGAACTGCCTGTTCCCAATACTGGTTGAGTGCCGGTTGAAGTTAATGCAGGGGTGTATGCAGTAAAAGCCATTGGTGCGTTAAGTTCCGAAGCCAGGAGGATTTGCCCTGCTACGAAGGTTCCGAATGTTGCCATGTTGTTTGTTTCCTTTCTAGAAACTTAAAAGGTTCACGGTTGAAAGAGTACCGAAAATGGCATTGTCAAGGGTGAAGTATTGATTGCCGTCTGTTGATTCAAATGTGAAATTGATGTTGTGCGACCCAGGGACAATGCGATGCTCAATACCTGACGTGATGAGCGTCTGGGACTCTGATGCCGGTGATCCTGTTGAATAGTCCTTTTGCACCGTGACAATAGATGTCATGTCAATAGCAAGCAAGATTGACCATTGCGCTGAAGTAAGAGCTGCTAATTCGACTGAGACTCCAGTAAACCTGACAACTGGGTTTGAGTATTTGCCCAACAGGTACGCGCCCAAACCTGCGACTTCGGCGGTTGTTGAGTTCAGCAGGTTAAGCAGGTTGTAGTTCTGCGTCTGGTACAAGGCAATGCTGTCTGCGTCTGACGAGGTTTGCGCCCCGCCTGCAGGCGACTGGGTGACAATAAAGTTGTAGAGCAGTTCTGATCCGTACTGGTTAACAAGGCTCATGTATGGGATGCCGGTGCCGTTAGTTGTGAACGACGCGCCCGAGACAGGGTTAAGAACGCTAGAGCGACCCTTGAACGTGAGGGTGCCATCGGCTGCGGTGTAAAGGTAGCCTTGCTCGGAGGTGTTGACCTGCTGCAAATAGTTTAGAACATTGGTGTCCTGTGAGACCGCGTAAGCGCCCAAAGTTGACGAGCCTGTACCAATAGACCTTGCGCCCTGGTATGCGACCTCTGGACGGTCTAGAACGGCGTCTACGCGCAAGCCTGATGTCTGTGCTGATGGGGTGAAAGCGTTAAGTTGCTGATTTGCCAGGGTTCCGAAGGTGTCAACGCATCGAGCAACCATTCGTCCCTGGTTGGCGTTCTGGTAGTCAAGGTTCCAGTCCTCGACAAAGCCGGTGTAAATCGGGGTGCCGTTGGCATAAATAATGATGGGCGAGCGAGGCAACACAAACGGGTAGTAAATTGACGCGTCGTTTAACGGATCAAGAATGCGGCTATTGTTGTTAAAGACAACCTGCGCGGTGCCTGCGTTGAACTGGTCAAGTTGGCGGTTGCGTCCGCGCCTGATGTTAATTGACAGAACTAGTGACGTCAGGTCTGCGTATGCCAGACCACCCAAAGTGCCTGTGTCGAGTAGTCCGAACACCGCGTCATTTAATTGGAATGGCTGACCGAAGTCGGTTGTTGTCTGAAATCCGACAAGTACCTGGTATGTGGGGACGGTCATTAGAAAGTAACCGCCGGTGCAAAGACAACGCCTGAGTCGCGTTGTGCAGCAAGAATTGCGTCAATGATGTCCTGACCAATTGTGCCAGGCGACGAGATCAGTCCTGCTTCAAGGTTGATTGTGATGCCTGCAAGACCGCCTGCCATTGTGTTAGTCCCTGTGCCTCCTGGCATTGCCGACACAGGCGGTTCGGTGTTTTGGATTTTGCCTGGCGCGGACGCAGCCATTGCCGGTGGTGCAAAGACGCCCGCGCTGCTTGCAACGATTTTCTTTTGTGATTCTTCAAACGCTCGAACGCTTGACGTTTCTCCGCCACCGCCACCGCCGATTTCTGGGATGCTGAAACTTTTGCCTGCAAGCAGCATTCCAAGTGGCCCTGTGTATTTAAGCCATTCAGGGAATTTGAAACTGAGACCGCCGACTGTGGCGTTCCATGCAACTTTTATGCCTTGGAAGATTTTGTAGACAATGTCTCCGAGCATTTGAAAATACGGGACTGCGACGTTCATGACATACCATTTGATTGCCCCGAAGATGTTGTCAACAATCTCTCGAAATCCTTCGAATTTTGTGTATGCAATTGCGAGGGCTGCGATGGCGAGACCGACGGCAATGACGATTAGCCCGATTGGGTTAAGGGCCATTGCGATGTTGATTGCAACGATGGATGCTGCAATGGCTGCTAATGCGCCGGCAGCAATGAGGAATACTGTTGGGTTGTCTTGCGCCCAGTCTGCAAACTTTTGCAGGTATGGCAAAACGGCTTCAACTGCGGGCATAAGGGCTGCACCGATTGACTCTTTTGTTTCGTCAAGGGCAATTTTCATGCGGGCAAATTTGCCGGCTGTGGTTTCTGCTGCTGAAGATGCTGCACCGCCAAAA